GGCAAAGACTGTGAAAAAGGCAGCAGATGCTGGTGATAAGGTTGCACAAAATGAGATGAAAAAATTGGATGCCGGTGACACTTCAGTAGATGCAGCCCATAAAAAATTGTTGGAAGAACAACGAAAAGCGGATGTGCAGTTGCAAAAAGAAGAAGCGGAAAAGAATCTGCGACAGTACTTTAAAAAGACGGCCAGTGAATTGACCCGTTCAATTGATAAGGTGCAACTCATCATCCAAGGAGACTACACCCCACAACACGAAACAGATTTTCTGCAGCTGGATTCAATAAGAAATAATTTCTATAGAGTGGTCCGGCTCTCTGCAGAACTGGGAATTGATGCTCCCAAAATATGGGAAACATACAACTGCAAAGTAAAATTCCCAAAGAAGTTAGGGATTTCCAAGGATGATGTCATTGAAGACGCGAATATAATTGAATAATAATTCTCAATAATTCCTAATCATGGAAAAGAAGAAGCATTTCAAAACAAGAGTTACCGGTACTGACCCATCAATACTAGATAAAACTATGACTCTCAAAGATGTTGGGATTAATAAAATAAAACATCTTATAGAACAGGTATTAAATGAGCCTTCACATATAATATCCATAACGAAAAACCAAATTGCCTGGGGTAGTAAACACTTTCACGATTTACATGAAGATGATCCTCTACGCGCTGGATTTATCGGGAGTGACGCGGAGCAAAGGAAGCATATTTATGGAAGAAGACCGACCGACAGTGCTTACCAGCGCATGGAGAATGCTTATGGTATTGTGTTTAAGTATCCTCCAGAAGGCCTATTTGATTTAATACAAACCTGCTTCAGAGAAATGGTAGACCGCATGATTGATGAGGAATTGAAAATTGCAATCGTACCAATGACCGGATATATCTCTAAAGATGGGAAGAGTTTTAATCCCAATTGGAATAAATTTGAACCTTGGCACAGTGCGAGAATTTCTGAGTATTTGATTTACGCATACGACAAGGAAAGATTTGCGAAGGTAAAAGAATATGCATTATCACCGACTATAGACAAAGCGCATTATCGATTAAAATTGGTTATAGAAAGAACAAAAATAACCAGTGCAGACTTTTATGGCTCACAAACAGCTTCGGCAGAAACAAGGCTTGGTAAGGCTGAAAAAAGGACATTGAAACTAATGCAATCTTCATTGCCAAAACTCAAAACTACTGAAAAGAATATTGATTGGAATGCATTAAAAGCGGCAGATACAAACGGAGATTAATGAACCTACATCCACAAACGGCTGAAGCCTACAGACTTTTGCATAACGGCACCTTGGCAATGGGTAGAGCCGAACGCCAGGGTATCCGTGTGGACCTGGGCTATGTCACAAAGGAGAAGTCCCGTCTTTCCCGGGAGATCATTGATAAGGAGAGTGAACTGAAGGATACCGAATTCTTTAAAAGGTGGGAGAAGTCTGTGGTGAAGGAGGTAAATTATAATTCCGCTGTCCAGCTGGGCAACTACCTTTACAAGGTATTGAAACTGGAACCGCCCAAACTCACAAAGGGTGACAAGGGCAGCGTTGATGAAGAAGTGCTCAATATCCTGAAAATACCTGAACTGCAAACCATACTAAGGATCCGGAAGCTGAAAAAAATTAGAGATACCTATCTCGATCAATTCAGCCGGGAACAGATCGACGGCTACATCCATCCCTTTTTCAATCTGCACCTGGTCCGGACATTTCGCAGCAGCAGTGATCACCCCAACTTCCAGAACATACCTAAAAGGGACGAGGAGGCGATGAACATCGTGAGAAGGGCACTGCTCCCCCGACCGGGACATCAGCTGTTAGAAGTCGACTACAGCGGTCTGGAGGTACGAATCAGTGCATGCTACCACAAGGATGAGAATATGTTGCGATATATCAAGAATCCAGCCACTGACATGCACCGGGACATGATGGAACAAATCTTTAAAATAAAATACAATGGGTCGGAAGAACACAGGTTATTGCGTAGTGCAGCTAAGAATGGTTTTGTTTTCCCACAGTTCTATGGGGACTACTTCGTTAATAATGCTAAAGATATGGCATGTAAATGGGGTGGACTCCCGGCCGGTGTTTGGAAAGATGATCAGGGAATATCCATCGGGGCTTGTACGTTGGGTGAACATCTGAGAAAGCAGGGATTCCGTTCCATTAGATCCTTTGAAACCCATCTGGAAAAGATCCAGCAGGATTTCTGGGAGAACCGGTTCCCGGAATATGCCCGATGGAAAAGACAGTCATGGAATCTCTACAAGCGCAGAGGTTATGTTGATATGTTAACCGGATTCCGATGCAGTGGGGTAATGGGCAAGAACGATGTCAGCAATTATCCCATTCAGGGATCTGCCTTTCACTGTCTGCTGTGGGCATTTATCGAACTTGACAGGACATTGTCAATGCGAAGTTTTCGAACAAAACTCATTGGGCAAATACACGATGCCATTATATTTGATGTCTATCCACCGGAACTCGAAACCATAGCCAAACTTGTTCACGAAGTAACGACAAAAGAATTGCCCAAGGCTTGGAAATGGATAAACGTTCCACTGGAAGTCGATGCTGAAATATGTCCCGTAGATGGCAGCTGGGCAGAGAAGGAAAAATATAAATTAATTGCATAACCATGAAATTATTTGAATTGATTTGGTTTTTGTTGAGTACGATACTCAATATGATTTTTTATATAATAATTTCACCAGGACTACTGATAAGGTATTACATCAATCGCAAAGCAAGGAAAGTGGTTGAGGTTGGTGATCATGGGCGTTTTAAGAATTTGATGGGATCGTATACGAATTATACTGTAGAAAATATTGACGGTGATAAGCTCTGCATCAAAACGAGTAATTCCACACAATGGATTTCTAGGAAGGGACATAAAATTATTTAATATGGCATACTACAAAAGCGAAATGGGTAGGAGGGGGTTCTTTAAAAAGGCCTTTGCATTGGGTGCCGTTGCACTGGTACCACATTCAATTTTTACCGAGGTAGAAAATGATCCTTCATTCGTACAAGAAAAGGTTACGGTCAAGGAACTTAACTTTGGTGATTACAGAGCCGTACTGGTCAGGGACGGGGCTGTCATTGCCAAGTCCCACTTGGTGAATGTCAGTATGGAACGTGCGATGATTAAGTTACCACCCAACAATTCGGACGGTTATACCGAATACATTCCTGGACTCATGTCCTTTGACATTGAAATGAATAACGTGTCTTCCGATACCAAAAAAGATTTATTACTAGACGTTCTAAAGGAATCTGAAAAGTTAGAAGTCTACATAAGACCTGCTTTCGATGACCAAAGGTACTATGCCGAATGCTATTTGGTGGAAGTGGGTGCAACTATTAATGTAAATGAAGTAATACTTTATGACATCCGGCTGCAGGGATCTGGAGCCTTAATAATAGAATAAAAATGAAATACGAAGATGACATGTGGATCGATGAATCCGCGCTAGACCTGGAGTGTAAAGATCAACCCGAATTGATGATGAAATACTCAAAAATTCAGGCCGAACTGCAACGCGATGAAGAAGAGAAGAAAGAGGCTTTGGATTTGATCAAGGCCCAACTGGATAAAAAAATACGATCTGATCCGGATTCGTATGATATCGATAAGATCACTGAGGGTGCGATACTCGCCACAATCTTAACCGATGATAGTTATCGCACCGCCAGCCAAGCCCTTATCGATGCCAGATTTGAAAACAACGTGGCCAAGGGTGCGGTGCGGTCCTGTGACCATCGCAAATCGATGCTGGAAACTCTGGTCAAACTTCACGGCCAGCAATACTTCGCCGGACCCAAAGTTCCACGAGACATTGCCAAGGAAGCCGATAAACGGAAAAAACAAAAAGAAACAGAAGGCAATATTGCCAATACACTTAGAAGAACAAAACAATAGTATTTACCTAAACATTTAAAATTATGGCTAAGAAAGACAGAAGTAACTTCAGCTTTGCTGGTAAAGTAATCGCCAATGCTGAGAAAATCAAGAGGGATCAATCATTCAGTTACATGATCCTGCCCAAGGACACAGCGGTATACAGCCCTGATCCCGGCACTGTAAAATTTGATATAATCCCTTACATCGTCACATCTGATAATCATCCGGACCGTGACGATGATCTGCAGATAGCACTGCCTGGGGATGCATGGTATAAAAGGCCATTCTTTGTCCACCGCAATGTCGGTATAGATTCTGAAACCGTATTTTGTCTGCAATCTGTTGGTGAAAAATGCCCCATCTGTGAGCATTACGCCAGTATGAAGGCAAAAGGTGCTGCTGAAACAGAGCAAGGTAAAAAGGATCTCGATGCCATCAGGCAAAAGGCCAGAAACCTGTATTGGCTCGTACCACTGGGTGCCAGAAAATGGGATGAGGATTTGCACTTGATGGACATCAGCCACTTCTTATTCCAAGACCTGCTATTGGATGAACTCAAGGAGCAACGGGACCATGAAAACTTCAGCCATCCAATTGAGGGCAAGTCACTATCAGTGAGGTGGAGTAAAAACAGTTTCGATGGCCGGTCGTTTGCCAAGGCTGAGAGGATTGATTTCAAACTCAGGGATCACGAATATGACTGGGACCTGGTGGAGGAACTCCCGAGTCTGGATAAGCTGATTGAAGAAAACGTCTTGTCATATAACAAGCTGCAGCAACTCTTCATGAGTGTGATAGATGACGAAGAACCCGATGAAGATGAATTGCAGAATGTCCCGGATGAAGAACTACAAGGCGGTTCTGGTCGAAAGAGAAAGTCTCCGCTGTCACGGAAAACAAAGTCGGCAGAAGCTGAGGATGAAGATGGGTCAGAGGAAGAGGCTCCGGCTAGGGTGAAGAAAACTCTGGGCAGAACACGCAAATCAGAAGAGGAAGAAGAAAAACCTGCCACACGCAAAAGGACTGTTAAGTCAAAGACCAGGAAAACTTATGGCGATGACACGGAAAACGAGTGTCCATTCGGACATGAATTCGGAGTAGATACCGACAACTTCCCTGATTGTGAGGATTG